TAGGATACGCTTGCATCAATATGACTTTGGGCAAGAAAAAGATTACCACCAATAGGGGTATGATTAGAAAAACCTTTTTAAAGGAAGGTATTAGCAGGGCTTCGGAGCTTGGGTTGCAAAACACTCGTGACCTGATAGAGATTATCAAATGGAATGAAAATATGGGTATAAAACTCTTTAGAATCACCTCCAATCTATTCCCCTGGTCATCTGAGTACCCACTATCAGATATGCCTCATTTTGCTCATATATCCAATCTCCTGAAGGGTGCTGGGGTATTGGTATCCAACTATGGACAAAGGATTACATCTCATCCTGGCCCCTTTAATGTACTCGTTTCACCCAATGAAAAGGTGGTAAACAACACCATAACCGATTTATCGTTGCATGGGGAGGTCTTTGACCTGATGGGGTTGAGTAGAACCCCCTACAATGTCATTAATATCCATTGTAATGGTGTCTATGGGGATAAAGAATCAGCGATGGATAGATTCTGTCGGAACTTTGAAAGGTTGCCTGAATCGGTTAAAACCAGGCTGACGGTAGAAAACGATGATAAGGCAAGTATGTATTCAGTAAAAGACCTGATGTATATCCACCAAAGAACTGGTATCCCAATTGTATTTGATTACCACCACCACAAATTTTGTACAGGTGGTTTATCAGAGCAGGAAGCTTTGGAGTTAGCAATGACAACTTGGCCCGATGGAATCAAACCCGTAGTTCACTATTCAGAATCAGCACCAGGTAAAATCCCTCAAGCACATTCAGATTTTATTTCAAACAAAATTGAAACTTATGGTTACGATTTGGATATTGAAGTAGAAGCTAAAATGAAAGAATTAGCGGTTCTTAATTACTTAAATCAGTATGGGCAGAATTAACCTGTTTAAGGTTATTATCTATTTTTGGATATTTATTTTATATTTTCAAGTTTGTCTTGTTATTACTTGTTGTTTACAATCAAGCTTGATATCAAAAGATTTGATAATAAATACAACTGAGGAAGTTAATAAAGTTAAAAAAATGGAATAACATATGAAAAATTTTTTTACGAGAAAAAATGGTTTCATAATCTTAATGATATTATCCACATTTACACTTGCTGGTTCAGCTGCATACTATTCCGTATTCGGTCTTAGTTCACTTTTCGCTGGAGCAAGAACTGAAGTTATTATAATGGCGGGGGCATTAGAATTTGCAAAAATAATTCTTGCGTCATACCTTCATAACTATTGGAAAGTAATTGGGTGGTTAAAATGGTATTTAGTTTCAGCGGTTGTAATTCTAATGATGATTACATCTTTGGGTATATATGGTTTTTTGACTTCGGCATACCAAACAACGAGTGATAAGTTTACTATCCTTAATAAAGAGGTTAGTGTTGTTGATGTAAAACGAAATAGATTCAAAGAGCAATTGGTGGATTTAAACGCTGAAAAAAAATTATTGGAAACATCCATATCATCATTAAGAGGTGGGTTAGCAACCAATAACTCTCAGACTGAAAGGGGTGCTGCCTCCCAACGAAAGGTTTTAAGTAGTGAATTAAAAATGGCGGTTCAGCAAAGAGATATTTTAAGTTTAAAAATAGAATCATTGAATGATTCGTTGACTTCTTTGGATTTACAAATATTAGATAAGGAGTCAAACAATGATGTAGCTGCTGAAATAGGTCCGTTAAGATACTTGGATAAATTAACTGGGTGGGGTATGGATAGAATTGTAAATTGGTTTACATTATTAATTGTATTGGTATTTGACCCATTAGCAATTTCTATGGTTATAGCCCTAAATAAACTTATAAAAGAAGTTAAGATAGTGGAAATTAAACCTATTGAAGAAATACCAATCAAAGAAGAAATAGTTATCAATTCTAAAGAAGAAATTAAAGAACCGGTTGTAGAAACTAAAGAAGAAAGACCTGATGTAGTATTTGAACCAACTACTGAAGAAGCATTAAATCTATATAGTGAAGAATCAAAAACACCAACACCAACACCAACACACACTTATGCAAAAACCGGCGCTGATAGATATAGATAAAAATAATTAAAAATATATTTGGTAATATACATTTTTTGTTGTATATTGTATAAAATTTAAACGATAATTTATGATAGATGAACTTTATAATACCAATCCTTCAAATGTAAAATTTGATTACAAAAATGAAAGTGGTGATGATACTGACCCGCACAAACATTTTTTTAGGGAGTTTGATTACGGTATTGATTTAACCGATAATGTAATTGTAATCTGCGATGAAATTCAGATGGGATTACTGCCTGAATTTATTGCTAAAGTACGGCTACTAAAAAAAGTAAATACCGAAACAACCACAATCAACATCCTATTAAATTCGGGCGGAGGTGATGTTGTAGAAACTCTTGGTATTATTGATTATATCAGAGGAAACAAAGATATGAAATTTAATATCATTTGTAGGGGCATCGCAATGTCAGCAGCGGCTCTTCTACTCGCAGCAGGTACTGGGGTTAGAGCAGCATCAAAGCATTCAAAGATTATGGTTCACCAACTATCAACCTTTGCAGCAGGTAAATTAAGCGATGTAAAATCAAACGCCAAATTTGCGGATAGGTTGGAAGATGAGTGTAATAGTATGATGGCTGAATTCACAAATAAACCAAAAGAGTGGTGGCAGTCAAATCAACAAAGTGATTTATTTTTATCCGCTGCAGAAGCACTTGAATTGGGTATTATTGATAAAATTATTTAATTATGTATTTTGATTTTTTCTCTCCAGAAGAACTACTGGAAAATTATAAAAAGTTCAGAAAATTTATCAGTCAAGAATTTAGTGGTGAACGATTAGATGCCCTAAACAAAATGTATGACCATTTTGAAGAAAGGATTATCTATACACCCGCCTCATCCTTTGAGCATTTTCATAATGCTTTTCCCGGCGGATATATTGACCATATAATGAGGGTAACTCGCAATGCTCTAAAGGTATTTGAACTTTGGAAAGAGTTGGATATGGTTACTGATGATATTACAAGAGAATCGGTTGTCTTTGCAGCACTACATCACGATTTAGGTAAGGTGGGTTCGGTTGAAGATGATTGGTATAAAAAGAATGATTCGGAATGGCATGTAAAGAATCAGGGTAAGATTTATAAATCAAACCCAAATTTACATTGGATGGAAATTCAAGACCGTACATTCTTTCTACTAAATCATTTTGGCGTAAAATGTACTGAAGAAGAATATCTTGCTATCCGACTGACAGATGGGTTGTATGATTCATCCACCGAAAGTTACTATAAAACTTTTCAGGCTGAAAACCAATTAAAAACATTTTTACCCCATATTCTACACCAGGCAGATTTTATGGCATCAAAGTATGAATACACTCGTTGGGTAATTGAAGGTAAAAAGTTAAAAGGTACAAGAGGAACTATTGGTACAAATGGAAAACCATCGGGGTTATCTAAATTTGAAAAAATTGTGTCTGAAAAATCAGAGGATGATAAACCAAAAGTTGATATGGTGTTTGATGCGTTTAAAGATATAATGGAGGATTAATATGGTAACGCTTTTAGTAATATTGTTTTTAACTGATATAGTGTTAGGTTTCTTTGTATGGAATCTATTACGGAAGTTAGAAGCAGTTGAAGAAAATTTGGATGAGTTAGAAAAAGAATACACTCAGGCAGATACACTTTTGGATTCAATGCAAGAGAGAATTCAAAACGCAATGGATAGAATGAAATCCATAGATAGAATTGGTTCGTTTGAAGCCGATGATGAGACGGGTTATGTATTTAGAGAAATGTATAGTATAATAGAAGAATTAGACGGATATTATGGGCAGAAAAGCGAAATCACCGAAGAGCAATAGGTATTTTACAGCTATAACTGAAATGGCTATAAATGTATATAATAATTTGGATGATATTGATAAAAAAAATCGTATCTACAATAGATTTATACAATATCCGTTTGATAAGTTAGCAGAAAATGTAATACATACATATAAAACCTATTACTTTGATGATTCGTATGAAGATGTAAAAGCATCGGTGGTTGCGTTTCTAAATGAAAAGATGCATAAGTTTAAGGGTGATAAAGGAAAAGCATTTTCTTATTTCACTGTAATTGCAAGAAATTTTTTATTTAATGAGAATAATGCCAATTACGCAAAAATGAAAATCCAAGAAGATTTGGATGCTGTTGATATTGGTAGGAATGTTCCCAACGAAGTTGCGGAGTATGAAGCAGTAGAAGAAAAATCAGATTTTATGGATTTCTTTGTGGATTATATAGATTCAAATTTAAATAAACTTTTTGTAAAGGAAAGGGATAGAAGAATAGCTGATTCGGTTAATGAACTATTCCGTAATCGGAAGGATTTATACTCTTACAATAAAAAGGCTCTTTATATACTTATTAGAGATAGGACAGGAGTAAATACGCAATATATTACAAGAGTTATAGGAAAAATGAAAGTAATATTTGTAGAATTAAATACTGAATATACTAAAAAGGGTATTTTAAAATTAAATCATAACATAGAGAGGTATTATGACGAAGGATGATGATATATTTAAAGGGACGACATTTTCATCTTTATTAAAAGATGTTTATGATAATTCCCGTAAAAAAGACCGACAAATAAAATTACTAATTGCTCAGTTAGAACCATTGGTTAAAAATTTGAATGATGCATCTGTAGTAGTTCCTTTGATTAAGGAATATTTAGAAGTATCAGTAAAGAATGATGACCAATTGGTAAGGTTGGCTGCTATCGCACAAAAACTTTTAGATAAGGGTGGTTCTGATGATGGGTTGTTATTATCAGAAGAAGAAAAGAAGCAGTTGTTAGAAGCTAGTAGAGATGTAGATGAAAAATTGGAATCCCTAAAACAGGATGAGGATGAATAATGCTTGGTGAGGTAACTGAAGTATTTTTAAAAGATGGTAATCCCAATGATATTTACAAAATTGGGGTTTCGGTTAAACGCTCTACTGGTGGTGCATCAAATGATTTTGCGTATCCCTTAAATCCGTATATTAAATCAATCCCCACTATTGGGGAGCAAGTTTATTTAATTAGTGCGTTAAGTTCTATATCCGCTCCTCTTGGTGGCGGATTTTCTTTTTATTATATTTCACCTACTTTTTTACAAAGGTCGCTAAATAACAACCCCCTTCCAAAAGGAATTACAAATACTGCACAATCATTTGAGGTAAGTTCTTATTTGAACCCAATACCGAATGCTTCATCTACAAATGATAAAAACAATAATTTTGGTAAAGGGTTTTCTGAAGTAAACACTTTATCACAATTACAACCTTATATTGGCGATACAATACTTGAAGGTAGGTTTGGTCAATCTATTAGATTTGGTTATACACCCAAACAAACCGATGCTCAGAAATTACCAACTTGGAACGCATCTGATTCTGGCGCACCAATAACAATTATAAGAAATACTCAAAACGATACTAATAAAAAGGGATACGATAAATTTGTAGTTGAAAATGTAAATGATGATGATTCATCTATTTGGATGACTACAAAACAGCGGGTATCTTTAAAAACCGCAAATAGGGTATCTATACCTAACATATCACAATTTAATAAACCACAAGTTATTATTAACTCAGATAGGTTAATATTTAATAGTAAATCTGATAATATTATCCTATCATCAAAAAAGGATGTAGCGATATCTACATCACAATATACAACTACAATTAATTTAATTATTTCTGCTATAGAAACTTTAGCACAGGGAACATTTCCAACTGCGGTTGGGCCAACCGGACCACATCCACAACTAGCTACAATACTATCAAAGCTTAAAAATGGTATTGGTTAATTATTACAAAACATTATATTTATTACTATGGATACAAAAAAACTAATTCAGGCTATTAAACTGTTGGTTGAAAGCGAGGTTAAAAGAAAATTCGCTGAAGAAAAGAAGTTTTTAAAAGAATCTATTATTAAAGAACTAAAACAACAACCAATAAAGCAATCTACAAAACTGATGGAAAAAGACCCATTGGATGTAGAACACTTATTTGAAACAAAGAAACCACAGACTCAAAAAAAACTATTTAACAATAGTTCGCCAATATCTTCTATACTTAATGAAACTTATCAAAGCGGTGAGTGGAGAGATATAAATAGTGGAAGGTCTTTTACATCTGATATGGCACAATCATTTGGTTCTATGAAGGGAATGGGAATGATGGAAGAATCCGTTGTTCAAGATTCAGAGGGCAGAGCAATACCGATGGAAACTTTAGCAAAAACTGATGCAGGTGCGGCAGTTGTAGATGCACTTACAAAAGATTATTCTGCGTTAATGCAGGTAATGAATAATAAAAAGAAAAGGTAATGAATGGCTCAGAGATTACAATATAGGATTAATCCAATTGATTTAAAACCAAATAAAGCGGTTGGTGTAATGCTGCCATTGGGTGGTAGTCCTATGTTTAAATCAAGTTACACAACCGAACAACAGGCTATATCTAATCTTAAAAACCTATTATTAACAACAAAAGGTGAAAGGCCTTTTCAACCACTTTTTGGTTCGGATATTTATTCATTACTATTTGAAAATATTCAATCGGAGTTAGATTCTTTATTGGAAGAATCCCTTACAAACGATATTAGTTTTTGGCTACCTTATATTTTATTAAATGCGATAGAAGTCAATTCGGAGCCGGATTTTAATAAAGTTAGTATAAAAATAAATTTTAGAGTTACATCTCAAGGTGCTAACCAAACAATAATTTTAGAAGTTGATAATCAGGGTGGATTATCAATAGTTTAGGAGTAGTAAATGTTAAATGATGAAAAAAAAGACGTTAGTTTAATTGGCAGAGATTTTTCTGGCTTCAGAAAAAATCTTGTAGATTTTGCTAAACAATATTACCCAAATACCTATAATGATTTTAACGAATCATCTCCTGGAATGATGTTTATAGAAATGGCATCGTATGTTGGGGATGTTCTATCCTATTATACGGATACTCAGTTAAGAGAATCAATTATTACTCAAGTAAAAGAAAATTCAAACTTATTTCAGTTAGCACAATCGCTTGGATATAACCCAAAATTATACTCACCGGCTACAACTAATTTAATAGTATATCAATTAGTCCCTGCTATTGGCTCCGGCAATAATGTTAGACCCGACTTGGATTACACTCTAAAAATTAAAGAGGGTATGCAGGTATCATCAACACAAAACCCAAATGTGGTATTTTCTACAACTAGAAAAGTTGATTTTGCATATTCATCATCTTTTGACCCCACCGAAATATCAGTATATCAAATAAACGAAAATACCGATGAACCTGTTTATTATCTTTTCAAAAAGAGCGTTCCTGTGGTTAGTGGTGAAGATAAAACATCTGAATTTATATTTGGTTCACCAACACCATACAATAAAATTAAGATTGAGGATGTTGGTATTATTGATGTTGTAAAAATAGTTGATTCCGATGGAGATGTTTGGACAAAGGTAGATTATTTAGCACAAGATACTGTTTTTGAACAAATCCAAAATACATCCGATTATACACTTAACTTAAATCAATATGGTTCGGAAACACCATACCTTTTAAGATTAAAAAAAGTTCCTAAAAGATATATTACACGAACTGATGAAGATGGTTCTATAACAATTCAATTTGGAGCAGGTGTATCATCAAATGCTGATGAAGAGATACTACCCAACCCAGACAATGTTGGTTCTAATTTATACAAAGCAACAGGTGATTTATCACAAACAATAGACCCTTCAAACTTTTTATATACAAAAACATATGGGGTAGCGCCTGCAAATACAACCTTAACTGTAACCTATAGAGTTGGGCAGGGTGTGATTGATAATGTAATATCTAAAGACTTAACTCAAATTACAAATATAGAATTTGAAAATCAAACAACCCCGTCTAATACCCAACAATTAAATACAGTCAGAAATTCTGTTGCAGTTACGAATGAAGAGGCCGCATCGGGTGGTAAATCAAACGAAGAGGTTGATGATATCAGAAATAGTGCTATGGCATTTTTTGCAGCACAAAACCGAACTGTTACTGCTGAAGATTATGTTGTAAGGGCGTACGCAATGCCACCACAATTTGGTGCAGTAGCAAAAGCATATGTGGCGCCTGATTATCAAATAAAATCTTCATCGGCTGAAACTCTCCAAGTTCCAAATCCACTCGCAATAAATTTATATGTTCTTGGGTATGATGGTAGTGGAAATATATCACAATTAAATTCGGCAACCAAACAAAATCTTAAAAATTACATTTCATATTATAGAATGTTGACCGATGCGGTGTACATCAAAGATGCGTATATTATAAACATTGGTATTGATTTTGAAATAGTTGTATTACCAAACTATAATTCAAACGAAGTTTTATTAAAATGTATAAATGAATTAAAAACATATTTCAATAAACAAAACAGCCAAATAAATAGACCTATATTATTATCGGATATATATGTTTTATTAGATAGAATAGATGGTGTTCAGACTGTTGTTAGACCCGATTTAAATGGTAAGGGTGGATTACAAATAGTTAATAAGTATAATGGTATATACTCATCAAATGTTTATGATATAAAAAAAGCAACACGAAATGGTATCATATACCCAGCAAAAGACCCATCTATTTTTGAGGTTAAGTTTCCTGATTTAGATATTAGAGGCAGGGTTGTTCCGTTATTTTAGGAGAAATAAATGATTTATAGAATATATCCTCAAAAAGATACTACCATATATGAAGATTCAACAAGAAAATTTCAAAATGTTGGAAAAGATGAAGTATTGGAGGTAGGTAAGTTTTTTGATACCGATGATACCACATTGATTGGTAATAGTAGAATATTAATTCAGTTTGATTTATCTGCTATATCTCAATCGGTTGCAAGTGGAGTAATATCAGGAAGTGTAAAATACTATTTAAATCTTATTTCATCGGATGAAAGAGAAATTCCATCCGAATACAACCTTTATGTTTACCCAATATCGCAAAGTTGGAATGAAGGATTGGGTTCTTTGCCCGATACACCTCATAATGAAAATGATTCAAATTGGGTTTATAGAAGTACAAATGTAAGTTGGAGTGTAGCATCACCTATAAACTCAGGCTCATATTGGGCAGTTAATCAGGGTGGTGGAACTTGGTTCACATCATCTGTTAGTGGTGTATCCTACTCACAATCTTTCAGTAGAAATGTTTCTGATATAAACATTGAAGTAACTCAATATGTAAATGATATCTTTAGTGGTAATAGAACAAATAACGGATTTATCATTAAAAGGTCTAATACCGATGAAACATCTTCGGTTAAATTTGGAGTTTCAAAATACTTTTCAACAGAAACTCATACGATTTATGTACCAACTTTTGAAGTTAGATGGGATGATTCGCAATTTCAGACAGGTTCGTTATCAGCTCTAACGGTTGAAAATATTTTGATATACACCAAAAATCTTAAATCGGAATACAAACAAAATTCAAAGGATAGAGTTAGAGTGTATGGTAGGGAACGATATCCGCAAAGAACATTTAGTAATAGTGGGGCGTTATCAACCATTAAATACTTACCTACATCATCATATTGGTCGGTTAGAGATGTTGAAACTAATTTAGAAATTATACCATTTAACACTACTTATACAAAGATAGAATGTGATTCAAATGGAAACTATTTTGATATGTGGTTTAATACACTACAACCTGAAAGGTATTATAGATTTGTATTCAGAGTTGATTCTGATGGGCTTGAAAAATATTACGATAATGAATATTACTTTAAGGTGATTAGATAATGGAAAGAGAAATAAAAAGAAATAGACAGGGAAGAATACTATCGTATGAGATTGTTAATTCAACTGATACTTATGGTGTAATTGCGTTGGAAAAAAATGTAAAATTATTTACATCGCAATCTTTTTATATAAATCAGAGTGCCGAAATAACTGAGTTAGAAATTGAAGCACCAACCATAATCGGTTACAGTAACGATGTTAATAGGTTCGTAATATAAAATAGTATGTCATTAGATAGATTTACAAATATAACCGATGTACTAAGCACAGAGCCTGTGTATGGAGAAACCTTTACCGAATTAGATAGATACACATTTCAGTCAGGCTCTCTATCAAATTCTGATATATCCATAAAATCTAGACCTGCGTTATTAGAATTACACATATACGATTCTGAAAATAATTTAGTAAAATCATCGTATAAAAGAATTTTCATTCAAAACCAAAAAACAAAATTTGGATTTTCTCCTGAAAGTGATTTAAGACAACTTGGTTATGATAGTGGGATATATACAATGGTATATAATCCTATATATAATTTTGCAGGCTCTACTGAAATTGAATCACCTACGAGGTACGACTTAACAATATCGGAAATATCTTCGGATAGAACTGAAGTACGAATCGAGAATCCAAATAATTTTAATTTACAATTAATTAAAAGTATTCAAGAGTTTAATTTTAACACCAGTTCTTTATTTGTAGATAATAAGCCTGAGTTTTTATTAAATTTTGGGAATGATACTATTTCCGATATATCTTATATAAATTTTGTTGGTGAGGGAATTACACCAATTTCATTACCAACAGGCAATTATAATAATCAATCTACGATATGGAAACCTACAAACTTTCCAGAATCAAATAGAGGTGTTTTATTCAGAGAATTTTTTACAAGTAACCAAACCACTACTACAGGAAGACTGGCTTTCTTTAAATTAGAACTGAATGAAAATAACCAACCACAATGGGTTCAAGAAAAATATACTGAAACCGATTTTACAATTGGTTATACATCAGCATTTCCATCATATCTTTTAGAAGCACCATTTTATTTATGGAATGGTGGTACACAACCACCCAACACTAGAACGGGTGTATATATACCAGCGCAAACTGATACTACATCAACCACACCCATAAGTGGTGTAAACTTTACAAATGTTAGATTACAAAATCAACTTAATGGTTCATTAGTAGATATTACTGATTTATACATAAAATTAGTATCACCTTTAGATGGTGGTGTGACTGTTGGGCAAAGTTTATCAATTGATGGTAGATTGCAAAAATCGTATATAGAAAAAATAGTATCGTATAATCAGTTAGATGAGATTACATCAAAACAACTTTTAGAGCCGAATTTTAATATTGAGTTGGATAAGTATGGTAAATCAGATGGTACTGATTTTAAAGCATGGAACGATTTGTTAGATGCAAACCTATCTACCTCTCAGCAAATTATAGATAAATATTTTAGCGGTTCGTTTGGAAATATAAAATTAAACATTGATTATTCTGATTTTAGTAACTTTGTTCACTATTCATCCGCAACTGAAAGAGTTGATAATTTCTTTAGTAAATTACAAACAATTGAGGGGTATAATAGTAGAATAGCAACCCTACAACAGGTTTCAGGTTCGCACGCTCTTACAAACATATCACAATCAATCACACGAAGAGACACCTTAATTGGTGGGTTTGATGGTTTTGAACAATGGATGTATAACAAAGTAACAGGTTCTTTATATACCCATTACTCAACAACTGATAATCCAATTGTACCATATCCAAAAATATCATCATATCCAACAGTATTTTATGCAACAACAAGCTCTCAAGCCGAAAGTTGGTATGAAGGTGTCTATAGTTCGGCATCACTTTATGATGCACAAAACCAATCAGCTTTAATTAACCTAATCCCATTTGCTTTAAGAGAAGACCCGCTTAATGAAGATTACATATTATTCATTAATATGATAGGACATCATTTTGATATTTTGTGGACTTATACAAAAGGGCTGACAGATGTAAATAAAAGAGAAGAGCATCCTGAAGATGGTATGTCGGATGATTTGTTGTACGATGTAGCAAAATCAATGGGGTGGAATTTATCCAATGGTTGGGGTGAATCAAACCTTTGGGAGTATGTTTTAGGAACTGATTCATTGGGAAACAGGTCAGTAACAACTGGTGGATTAGAAACTAAATCAAAAGAAAAAATACGAGCCGAAGTTTGGCGTAGGGTATTGAACAACTTACCATATATCTATAAATCAAAAGGTACGCCTCGTTCAATCAAAGCCCTTTTGGCTTGTTATGGTATACCTGAAACATTTTTAAAAATAAGAGAATACGGCGGGCCTACAATCGTTGATTCACCAAACAAATACGAAGATGAAAGATTTATCTATAAAGTAGAAACAACGGATTCTAAACCAATAAGAAACCCTTTTGGAACTATTAATGGTAGTAGGCCAAACACCATTGAGGTAATTGGTAAAATGCCATTGGGTGATTTTACTATTGGTAGATTAACGGGGGGTGGAACTGATTTAAACTTTGAATGGAATTATTCAGGCGGACAAGCTAGGATATTGGCAAAGACAGGTTCTACAACAGTTATGAGTTCATCTTATATGAGCTACTTAGTAGCAAGAGATGGTGCGTTTGGTATTATATCTGGTAGTTCAACCACAATTAGAGCGGCATTCAAAGATGATTTTGGAAATATCCTATCTTCATTATCCGCTCAAAGTTCCGCACCAAATAGTATACTTGGTAGTTCAACTCAATTCATTGTTGGTGATGGTGTTGGTAACTATTCATCAACTGCATCAATTCAAGAGATTAGATATTATTCATCATCCCTTTCTGAAGAAATATTCAAAGAGCACGCATTGAATACTGAAGCGTATTTTTCGGATGATAACACAACTGATTTAAATAGTATATCATCATATACCGATTTGGTTTATAGAATATTTCCTGATAGTGGGTTTAATACCATATCAACAGCTATTTCATCATCTCACCCAAACCAATTTTTCAAAACCACATTGGGTGGAGCACCATTAACCGCATCATTACCAAACCACACATCGGCCGATTTGGTTGGTGAAGTGGATACTCAATTTATAAGAGTTCCATCGGTGGGCGCGTTAAACCTAAATAACAATAAAGTAAGAATAGAATCTTCAGTTTTAAGTGGTTCATTGGATGTTGAAAAAACCGCTGAAGTATCTCAATATGATTATACCCAAACCGATTCAAATTTAGTTGGATTGTATTTCTCACCAACGGATGTTGTAAATAATGATATATACAATTCAGAAGGATACTTTGAAGTTGATGATTTAATTGGCGACCCGGACGATAGATTCAATGAAGATTATTCTAAATTAAGATATAGGGCAAATGTATATTTTCAAAAGTATGTTAATTTAACAGCCCCCTCTGGTTCTGCTCAAAAGCGTGGAACTGCGATTGGACTTTTATTGGATATGTTATCATTGTATGACCATAGCATATTCCAACAAGTAAAACAATTAATACCTGCGAGAAGTGAGTATGTTGGTGGTGTATTGTTAGAACCGCATATTTTGGAAAGAAACAAATACAAGCGGGGTGATAAATGGTCTTATAGTAGAGTGGATTATTTAACTACAATATCTATGTTACCCGAAAGTGTAACGGCCACAAAAAATGATTACTTGGCTACAGTGGATACAAAAGATTATCATGAGAGTTCAATTTACAAATATACCTACCCAATTTTAAGTGGGAGTACGGGGTTATACACAAATGTTAGTAACCCGCAATGGCAATACAATCCAACGAGTTCTATTATGGGTCAAAGACTCTCACCATATGCCAGCATAGTTAATTATTTTTATTCATCATCTCTCTCTGCTTCATTGGGTAAATTCTATTCATCATCATTAACACCTGTAGCAACACAAACCGATGAATTACCATTAAGTTTAGCAAATTTGAGATTTAATGGTTGTAATAGTGGTGTTACATCAATTGATGGTTTACCAAGCGTTGAAACATTTGTAGCAGACCCATTTGTATTAAGAGTCGCACCTCAAAATGTATCCGTTCAAGATACAATAGTATCAACACCAACAACATCTCCTCGAATTGGAAGTGGGGCAGCTTCGTCGGGACGATTACGGGTTTAAAATTTAATTTTAAAAATCTATATTTATAAGAAACAAAATTAGGAAATTATATGGGATATTTAGATAATACATCTGTTACAGTTGATGCTATTTTAACCAAAAAAGGCAGAGAGTATTTAGCATCAGGTCGTGGTAACTTTGAAATTACTCAATTTGCTTTGGGTGATGATGAGGTGGATTACACACTTTGGAACACAGCACACTCATTAGGTTCAGATTATTATGGTGAAATAATTGAAAATATGCCTGTTTTAGAGGCTATTACCGATGAAAATTTTGCTTTAAGGTATAAATTATTAACCTTACCTAAAAACACAACATCAGTTCCAATTTTCTCTGTTACTCCTGCAAGTATTAGTGTTCCGCAACGAAGTGTGTTACCTACGGGCGCTGGTTCTGTTATATTTAAAATTAGTGATACTACACAACAATATACTGTAACTCTTTTGGATGATAGATTGGGAACAATCAATGTAATCAATGCTAACACTTTTGAATTTGAGGCTACAACCGGGTTAGTTCCCGAAATAACCCAATCTACAAAAATAATTGTGGTTGGTAATACAACTGGCGGTAGAGTAGATATCAATGTAACAGTTACACCTAATGTAACCACTACAACAACACAAGCTACAACAGTAAGAGGTTTTTAATACATAAAAAAATAGGAATAAAATAGATGGCAACTAAAACAATACAATTGGGAAGTGGGGTGGTCCCAATAAGTTCGCTTTTTACATTTGAACGAATAACAACCGATGATACCGCATCTAGTTCACAAAGAATAACACGTGGTTTATTTAGCGGTAATGCCGCATCATTGGCTACATTCTTTACATCATCCGCACAAAGCGCTTCATCGGGTCAATATTATTATGATGTTTACGATAAAGTTGGTAGTGATTCAACAAGAGAAGTTCAGTTTTCAGTAGCCTATGGACATGCTTTGGGTAGTGGTTCTATTGGTTCTACTGCTGCGGGTATTGGATTTGCCGATTCACCATCTCGTGCAATTTATGCACAATATCAACAAACACTTTTACCATCATCAACCACAAAATTCAATTTCACAGGTGTGGGTGAAGAAAACTCAATTTATGTTATCAATTTCAAAAGAAGTAGATTAAAGGATAAATTAGATAGAGGAAACTGGGAATTGACATTGAGTGGTTCTGGTAAGCAAATAAAATTAATAGATGATTCCGATGATACAGCACAATTAAATTCCGCTGAACAAGAATACTATAATGTTGTTTCAGGTTCATTATCATCTGGTGTAAGTGTTCCTTCTACTACTTTAACTTATGGGCGTGTTTACCCACAACGAGGTGTAATTGTATTATCAGGTACCGCATTAGATGTATCCGCATCAATGACTACCGCAACTGCATCAAATGCAAATGGGAACAACTCATTTAAGTTATTTTCTGCTATTAGTAGGTCAGCGGCAGTTGATTCAACCAATAACGCATTTAAAGCCAGAAATGAAGAAGAAGTTAAATCTACTTATTACTTTTTAAGAGTTAGAAACAGTAAGTTTAACTTTAGTAACAACCCATCTTATGTAACATCTTCGGCAAATGGTGTTTACACATTATCTCAACCAACATTTGTTAGTGACCCAAAATCATATATTACTACAATTGGATTATATAATGACCCAAATGAATTATTAGCAGTTGCAAAACTATCGCAACCTATTTTGAAATCGTTTGCTAATGAGATTCTTTTAAAAGTAAAATTAGATTTTTAAATCGTAATGATTAATGGCAGAAAAAAAAATTGTATTAAGGGGTGGTGATTCCGAAACTATTAGTATTGGGTTTAAAAGAATAGACCAATTATTTTCACAAGAACGTAAGTTTATTACCCATAAAAGCTATGAGGTAACGGATTCAAACCATTATACATCATTTGGAGTATCCACATTAAGAGCGATAAAACCTGCTGTTAGTGGCGCGTTTGAATTTACATCCACCGATTTAACACAAAGTTCTACATACGATGGGTTAAGTGGTGTTTATCAAAAAAGTTTATGGAAAAGCCTTAATCAATTGTACTTTGCAGATGATGTTAGGATAAAATTATATGATACTGCATCAGTTTTATCTATTCCTGTTTATAGATACGGGTTTGAAATAAAACCATCATCCGTAAACATAACAAACTATTCAGGCTCAACTACAAATTATAGATACTATACGGATGTAAAAGTAGAAGATGAATGGGGAACTATAGTTTCATCATCTGCGACATATGGTTATGTTTTTTATAAACAGGGGTTGATTGTTATGACAAATACTGGTTCTAATAATCAACACACCTTTTTGGGTAATGGTAATTGGGATTATACATCCAATAAAGGGTTTACTGTAAACTATAAAGCAACTAAAGCAATAGAAGAAGTTAGCTTACTTTGTCATATTGGAAAAGATGAATTTAATGTATCTATCCACCCAACATCAATTATCAGCGGCTCATATGGAACGAGAGCTGGATTTACAACCTCTTCTACATTTTCACCTTACATAACAACCATTGGGTTATATAATGATGATGAAGAAATGATGGCTGTTGCAAAGTTGGGAGTTCCGTTAAAGAAAAGTACAATTACGGATTTATTTATAAATGTAAAATTTGATATAGATTAATTATGCCAAAAAATTGGGGTCACATCCAAAGAACCAAAGGGCATCGCTCGGGTTTAGAGGATAAAGTTTCGGAAGAATTAAAACAAATAGGTATTGATGGTGAATACGAAAAACACCAAATACAATACACTAAACCCGCAACAAATCATACATACAAACCTGATTTCAGATTACCGAATGGTATTTTCATAGAAACAAAAGGTAGGTTTACTTTAGAGGATAGAAAAAAACATCTACTAATAAAAGCCCAAAAGCCTGATTTGGATATACGAATTGTATTTCAGAACCCAAACGCAAAATTAAATAAAAGGTCAAAAACTACATATGGTATGTGGGCAGATAAAAATGGTTTTAAGTGGGCTACGAAGCAAGTTCCAATAGAATGGGTAAATGAAGAACCCAAAACATTTTTATTTGGATAATTAACTTTTATGTTGTATATTGTGTAGAATGGGTTTAGTAAAAACATACACAGTAGAACATACTACATTTAATGAGAACATTCGTGCCTTTTTGAAAAAGTGGCACTACTCTGATTATGTAAATATACAAACAAAACACGCATTTATTCTACTTAGGGAAGGAAATTTTGGTATGCCCCAAATAATTGGGGTTTGTATTTACACACGCCCCGCAGGTCCATCTGCTGGGCAGACATATCACCCATCCCGTCCCGATAAGGTTTTGGAGTTACGGAGGTTGTGTTTGGTAGATGATACACCAAAAAACGCTGAATCCTATTTTATATCTAAAACAATCAAGTGGTTACAAAAAAATACCGATTGGGAATATATAATAAGTTACGCAGACCAAAATCAGGGGCATAAGGGGGTTATCTATCGTGCTTCTAATTTTAATTATTTAGGTGAAACATCTCCATCAAAATCATTGGAGGTGGATGGTAAATCATTTCACATTAGAACCCTTTCTATGTTGGATAGACCTTATGGGGTTGAAATAAATAGGAGATACAAAGCGGGTGATGAGAATGTAAAAATAATTACTAACTTACCAAAGTATATTTATACTTACGATTTAAGAAATGGTAGAAGAAAGATTGATTGAGTTATTAGAACGGGTTTTGGGTAAAAGTAAAAAAACCACTGGGGATAACTATGCTTTTTATTCACCATTTGCCGAACATTACAAACCAAAGCTTGAAATAAACATAAAAACAACGGCTGCTGGTGATAACCCTTGGCATTGTTGGATATCGGATGAAAAGGGAAAAACGATTCGTTCTCTCTTTAAAAAACTAAATGTATCTTCGCAAATATGGGATGAATACAATTCTATTTTCAGAAACATTGGAAAATACACACAACCGACTGAACAATTAACACAACAACAAACATTTGTTCAACTACCAAAAGAGTTTACTCCTCTTTGGGAATCATCCAAGTCCGTTATTTATTCGCACGCCTTAAATTACATTTTAGGTAGGGGAATCCGACCTGGTGATATTGTTAAGTATGGAATGGGGTATTGTGTTGAGGGTGAATATAGTAATAAAATTATTATTCCCTCATACGATTCAGATGGTATGTTAAATTACTTTGTTAGTAGGGCTTTTTATGATACACCACAAAAGCATAAAAATCCAAAAGTATCCAAAGATATTATTGGGTTTGATTTGTATGTGAATTGGAATGAACCAATTGTTATTTGTGAGGGTGTTTTTGATGCAATCGCAATTCGTAGAAACGCAATTCCTATTTTTGGTAAAACCATTCCACCTAAATTAGAAAAGAAAATTTTAGATAAAAAAGTGTCCCGTATCTATGTTTGCTTAGATTCCGATGCTATTAATAACTCTATCCAACTATGCGAAAAACTAATGGGTTGGGGGATTAAAGTTCACTTAGTTCAGTTGGGTTCGGAGGACGCATCTGAATTAGGTTACGATAAGATAAACACAAAAATATACAATACACCTGAATTGAATTTGTTAAGTTTAGTGGAGTATAAAATGTTTAGGAGAAAATGAAAAAGTTAAATAAGATTTATCATATTGCTGATGTTCATATACGAAACTTAAAAAGACATAAAGAGTATTCTTTAGTTTTTAATCGTTTATATGATTACTTAAAATCAGTTGTAACTGAAGACTCTGCTATTGTATTAGCTGGGGATATAGTTCACGCTAAAACCGATATGACGCCGGAGGTGGTACATATGACTCAAAACTTTTTGAGAAATTTATCGGATATCATGCCCACCATTTTAATTCCTGGCAACCACGATGCAAATCTAAATAACCCTTCTCGGTTAGATGCGTTATCACCAATTGTTGATGCTTTAAATCACCCAAACTTATATTACTACAAAAACACTACAACCTTTGAGTTTGGTGGCATCGTATTCGCACACAAATCAGTATTCGATTCATCGGATGGATTTACAAATAGTTCGGGCGTTGATGGGGATTTTAAAATCGCTCTTTATCACGGACCCGTTGATGGAATACAAACTGAGCATGGATTTAAGATTGATAACAAAAAAGTTACGGTGGATTCTTTTAAAGGATATGATATTGTTCTTTTGGGAGATATCCATGTTCCCAATAATTCAGTATCAGGTGTGGATACTATAAAGTACCCAGGCTCCCTGATTACACAGAACCACTCAGAATCAATTTATCCTGAGCATGGGATATTGGTATGGGATGTACCAACAAAGTCCTCCACATTCGTTCATATTGAGAATGCGTATGGGTATGGAACTATTGATATTGAAGATGGTAAAATCGTATCAAATAATTACATTTGCCCAAAGCCAAGATTAAGATTAAGGGTTAAAGATACAACCACATCACAGTTGAATAAAATTGTATCTTCTTTAAAAAAGAAATATGAAATAGAAGAGTTAAGTATTCAGAAAGTTTTATCTACAAACGAAGTTGGAAAACGAGAACATATAACTCTACATAATGTAAGGGATGTTGGATTTCAAAATAAACTATTGGAAGATTATTTGACCCAAAAGTTTGGTATTGATTCAGAAGCTTTAGAAGTTGTCAAAGGTATAAACGCTGATATAAACTCAAAGATTGTAAATCCTCATGCAATTCGGAGTTCGGTTTGGATTCCAAAAGAATTTCAATTCTCAAATATGTTTTCTTATGGGGAAGATAACTATATAAACTTTCAAAATATGAAAGGGGCGTATGGTGTATTTGCTCCCAACGCAAGTGGTAAATCTTCTTTGTGGGATGCTTTATCCTTTTGTATTTTTGATAAGTGCTCCCGAACATCAAAAGCAGTTGATGTGATGAATTATTCTAAAAACAATTTTTATTGTAAGTTTATCTTTGAACTAAATGGCAGGGATTATGTAATTGAGAGAACCGCAAATAAATCCACCAAAAAGGGAACTGTAAAAGTTGATACTCAATTTTACACATTCAATGATATGGGTGATATTGAAAGTTTGAATGGTGATGAAAGAAGAGATACAAATTCAGTTATTAGGCAGTATGTAGGAACATATGATGATTTCATATTGACTGCTCTCTCAACTCAATTTAACAATAGTGGTTTTATTGATAAATCACAAAAAGAACGAAAAGAGTTACTTGCTCAATTTTTGGATATGGATGTGTTTGAGCAATTGTATTCAGTAGCAAGTGAAGAAATAAAGGAGTTATCAACCTTACTGAAAGATTATAAGGGGCAAGATTTTCCAACAAAGTTGGCTAAGGCCGAATTAGTATCTCAATCTATAACAGGTTCTATTTCTGATTTGGAAAACAAAAAAATAAATTTTGAAACTAATCTTAACAATATACACAACCAAATTGAGGATAAGTCTGCAAAGTTAATTGTGGTGGATGGTAATCTGAACTTAGAGTTATTAAATGCCGAATTAAAAGATTGTAGGAATTCTATAGGAACAATATCATCCAATATAAGGGAGTTACAATCCCAAGTAAAACCATTAGAGGAAAAGCTTGAAAGAATTGGCGAGTTCTATAAAGAGTATGATTTAGATGAATTAAAAGCAAAAGATAATGAATGGCGTGTTTTAGAGCGGGATATCGCATTAATAAAACAAACCATATCAAAGTATCAGATTGAACTATCACATACCAAAAAGCATTTGGATGGTATTGGTTCTTTTACATACGATGATAATTGTGAACATTGTGTTAAAAATAAAAACACTCCATTTGCAAAGCAAAGTTTGGAATTGGAAACTAAAATAGTAACACTAACTAAAAAGATATCCGTATTAGAAACCGAACTATCAGAAAAAGTTCAAACACAAAAGGGGTGTGATGTAAAAACGGAGTTGGATAAGGTAAATCAGGTCAAAGAAAAAGAGCAAGAGGTAAACCGCAAATACTACAATCTTTTATCTGAATTAAATGATTCTAAATCCGATTATAACCAATACGAATCTCAATACGAAAAAATATCTGCGAACATTGAAAAAGCCAAAAAGCAAGAAAAATCGGTTGAATTCAACATCAAACTTAATGAAGAAATTAATTCACTAAAACAAAAAAGATTGGAAACTCAATCCGAATTAAATAAGGTTACAACCGATTTAATAGATTTGTTGGGTGAGTTACGTGTTCAAAAAAATACAATTGAGTCTGTAAATGAATCTGTAAAAAAATTAAATCAAATGGAATTAAAGTATAATGGATACGAACACTACTTATCAGCAGTTAAGCGGGATGGTATTCCATATGGATTGATAGCAGAAATATTACCAACGTTGGAGATTGAAATTAACAATATTCTTCAACCTATAGTGGATTTCCAAATCATATTAGATACCGATGGTAAAAACATCAACTCATATATTTGCTATGGAGATGATAAGTATTGGCCATTAGAGTTGACAAGTGGTATGGAAAAGTTTGTGAGTTCAATCGCAATCAGAACCGCATTAATTAGTATATCCAACCTACCCCGTCCAAACTTTATCGCTATTGATGAGGGGTTTGGTTCACTGGATACTGATAATTTTAATTCTTTGTATTTGCTATTTGATTATTTAAAAACTCAATTTGATTTTATTATTACGATATCCCACATAGATAAAACGAGGGATATGGTAGACCAGATAATTGATATAAATAAAATAAACTCTTTTTCTTCAATAAAATACTTATAGTTATGGGAGAAATGAATGTCATTAGAACTTAAAAGACGGTTTAAACAAAATTTAGAATCAGTACCAGTTTATATTGAAGATACTTCATTAACTTCTGAAGCATATTTTGGTATAACCGAATTTCCTAAATTTTTTGGTAGAGGAAAAAATGGCGTTAGGGTAAAACCAAGCAGAGTAACACTACAGCCAGGTTCTGAACTATTTATTGAAATTTTAGATGTAAACGGTCAATCGGTTTATTATGAAATACCTGATTATGAGCCGGGCGATTTATCACGCTATATTTCGGTGTGGGTGTATGGTCAAAGAAATGATATGTACAATACCCCAAATGGGGTTGGTGAGGTAATAATATGTGGTATTGCGGATAGAACTGAAAATGGTGAAGAAATACCTGATGAGTTTAAAAATACTATAAACATACGGTGGAGAAGAAAAATACCAATAACTAGAAATTATAGGTCGGAATCTCCTATTCTATTCTCCAATAATGAATTACCTACAATATCAATATCAGAATCTATTTCATCTTATTTAAATTTCGCAGACGAAAACGGTCAGCTATTATTGGTTAGTGAATCTATAAATGAAACCATCGTATATTCTTCAGATTTTAGTGGTGAAAATGTATTTTTAAGATTACCAACAACATCATCATATAACTTTGGTTCTAATTTGGCTGGAAATAAAGTATATTTTAATTTACAGAATATAACTTTATCACCAACGATAACATCCGCAGAAGCTTCGGCTGGATTATTAAAACCTATAAATTATACCGCTTCTGTACAATCTTTGATAGATGGTAAAACAGCGCGTGTTTCAAATCCACTAACCGCATCGGTAACAACGAAACTTGAATCTATATTAAAAACATTTACATCATTTTCAACAGGTAGTTTTACAATAGAAGTTCCTACAACAGGTTCGCAAACACAATTTTTACAATCACTTTTACACATCACCTTAAAAGATGTTAATCCAATAATTGGTAATGTTGATAAAATAAATGTTTATATTAGACCAAAATCATTTGAGACAACTAACCAATATAAATTTGTTGGTACAAAAATTTTAAGTTCTAGAATTAGTTCATCTATAACAGATATTTACTCAAACATTGCAACAAATTTTACACAGTCTACACATACCTTTGTGTATCAAGCAGAAAAGGAAAATGATTTAAATGATATAAAAGTAGAATTTGTAAATTCACTAAATGATGAATCGCCATATTTTATTGAAGAAAAAGATGCTTTTCTTGCTGGCTATAATAATGTTGGTGCAGCTGGTGGTGGTGGAAGCGCTGTAACTACTTTGGATGATTTAACAAATGTAACTATTACATCCCCCACAAATGGGCAGGCGTTGGTATATAATGCAGGTGTATGGGAAAATGGAACACCTATAAGTAGTTCGTATTCTATAACCGCATCCTTTGCGTTAAATGTTGATGGGGGATTTTACTAATGTCAATTTTACTTAGAAGAAACCTTGGAAGTGGAAATGTACCAACCACATCCTCATTAGAATTGGGTGAGTTAGCTGTAAATACTGCTGATGGTAAAATATTCCTAAAAAAATCAGGTAGTTCGGGTCAATCAATTGAAGCGGCTGTTACTACCAATACAACCACAACTGGTTCGGTAAACCTTTTAGGAAATCTCCTAATAATTGGTAGAAGTTCATTTTCAGGCTCAGTAAACTTTTCAGGTTCTTTAATTCCACATGTTGTTTCGGGAAATACATCTATACACTCCGTTGGTAGCGCCACCGCTGCTTGGAGTGATGTTTATGTGAGTCGGAGTTTGAGTTTTGTAGATAGTACTGGTGTAGTTGCAGAAGTTTTTGGGGGAGATGAATACATCCAATTGGGAAATGTAAGAATAAACACATCAAGTGTAGTAATATATAATCAATCAAATCAAATCCAAACAAAGATATCATCGGAAATGCCTGATTTCTTTATCATTAAATCGGGAAGTTTCGTTGCAGCACAAATCAATTCAGAGGGTGTTATGGTATTGGGTAAATTTGATACACCACCAACCCCTATAACTGGTGGGATGTATTATTCATCGGATGGAAATTTTTACTTGGGAATGTAACACATAAAAAAAATAAATACTATTTATAAATAAGTTAAACTATAATATGAGGTTTCAAAATGTCCATACTTGACAAACTAAGAGTAAAACAACAACCAGATTCTAATCAACCTGAGACTGTTGAATATATAAAAAGTGGAGATAAAAATGATTTAAATTTTGATGAAATAACTTTTTTATTGACATCATTAAAAGATTTAACTTTTACTGTTGGTGATGTTGAATTAGTTTATAATACAATCATTAAACTTCAAAACCAATTTTTACAACTGAAAGAAAACCAAAACCAAAAAAAATAATAATTTAATTACATTAGGAGAGTAATATGGCAACATGGAAAAAAGTAATAGTATCTGGTTCGCAGGCCCATTTACAAGGTATAACTGCTAGTAATCTAACAAATAATACTGCTGTACCCACAGGGCAAATTGTTGGTTATGACCCAACAACGGGTGTGTTATCATATTTTAATACATCTTCCATAGTAAACCCAAATGCATTTGTACAAGGTGGCAACTCATTTGGTGCTGCTGCTGTTTTAGGTACTAACGATAACCAAAATTTACAATTTGAAACAAGTGGCTCGGTAGCAATGACTATTAGTAGTAGTGGTGCTATAGGCATAGGTACAACAACTCCAACATTAGGGCTACTCCAACTTAATTCATCAAATACAATAACAAATCCCAGTTTATATATTAATGCATCTAATGTAGGTACTACTGCATCTATAATTGTAAGATCAAGTAACGGTGGTGCAGGTGGTAATCAAAAAACCTACAATTCGGTTGGGGGTAGTGATTCTCTTAATTTTATACAGCTATTAGACGCAGACACCACCTCGACTACCGATCAACCTATTGGAAGAATTATATTTAGTTCCAATGATACGGATACTACTGGCTCTGGTACAACCAAAGCTTTTATAGAAGCCGTTTCTGAAGATGCTACTCCCGATGCTTTCCTTGCATTTGGAACAAATCAAAGTGGTTCGTTAGTTACTGAACGAATGAGAATAACATCTACAGGTAATGTAGGTATAGGTACAACAACCCCAACAAATACTCTTCAAGTAGGCGGGACTGGTATTTCAACAACAAATCTAACCGCGAGTGCATTACCAACACTTGCACAAGTACAAGTTCTTGGTATTGATTCTAGTGGTAACATCACTAAATTCAATACATCATCTATTGCACTACCAACAACAATAGATGGTGTTGGTGTAGGCCAACGTTTAACCATGTGGTCTGATAATAATACAATAACAACCTCTTCAATTGTTATGACCACCGAAGCTAATCCTAGATTTATAGTTGGATATACAGATACAGGATCATCACCAATATTTGCGGGAAGATTAAATGTTTCTGGTTCGGGTGGGAATGAAGGTATAGTTGTTGGAAGTAGAGTAAGTACCGATGTAAACTCATACGGGACTTATGTATTTTCCGATACCGAAGGACCTAAAATTGGATTCGGTTCTTATACCACAGGTGCAACAACAACACCATTATCCGCAAGTTGGGCCCAAATAGGCGCTTATAACCAGGCTTTAAGGTTTGAAGCTTTTACAACAGGGTCTCATGTTTTAAGTGGAGGTATTTTATTTAGTTATAGTGGTTCTAATAGACCCGATTTAAAAATATCCGCAAGTAATGGTGCTACTTTAGTCGGTATAAATACGGCTACCCCAACAAACACTCTTCAAGTAGGTGGTGGTATAACCGCAGTAAATATAACCGCATCATCTAATATAAGTTCTTCTGCTGGGTTATTTGGTCAAGCACTTACAACGAGTGGGAATGCTACTGTTGGCGGTACTTTAGCAGCAAATGGTGGTGATATAACATCAACTAACACTACCGTTAACTTATTAAACGGAACTACAACTACAATTAACTTTGGTGGAGCAGCTAGTATTAATATGGGTGCTACCAATGGAACTGTTGCAATAGCAGGTAATACTACATTAGGGGATGCAATTGGTGATAGTGTAACTGTAAACGCACAAACCATTACGTTAGCTAACCAATTACCCGCAACTGCACTTTCAAGCACCATGCTGGTTATCACATCTTCAAATAGGGTGGCAACTCAAACATTAGGTACGGGTGTAGCAACATTCTTAAACATACCATCATCAGCCAACTTAGCAGCCGCAGTAACGGATGAAACTGGAACAGGTAATTTGGTATTCTCATCTTCACCAACATTTACGGGAACAGTTGGGGCTGCTGCTATAACCACAACAGGAAATGTTGTCGTTGGTGGTGACCTAACAGTAAATGGAGAAACAACAATAATCAACACATCTACCTTATCAATAGAAGATAAGTTTATCGTTTTAGGAAGAAGTTCAGGTTCTCAAGCACCCGCATCCGAAGGTGGTATAATTATTGAAGGTGCTGCTGGTAGTGGCTCTGCTTTCGTATTCAATAGTGGTAGTGGTGGAGCGAATGGTTTAGCAAACAGATGGGGTGTAGCATTGGGTGTAGGAACGGCTTCAATGAATGTAACCCCAACTGATTTTATGGTAACGGTTTCATCATCAGGAGTATCTCCAACCGATTCAAACGCACCAACTTTTGGTAGTTCTTCTTTTGGATATGGTAATATGCATATAAACACTACCGATGGTGAAATTTGGATATATGTTTAATTTGGAAATAAACACTAATTAATTTTTTTTATATATTTATACTATATTAGAGTATAAACCAAAAAGTACAATATTGGCCTGAACAAGGAAGTGGGCCCATATACTACTCACTTAGTATGTGTATCCAACCATATTGTATAGTTAAAAAAAGAGTGAGTGTATGCCTTCATGGAAAAAGATATTACAATCTGGTAGTGCAGTTCATGTCCTAAACATAACCGCAAGTTCACTACCAAATGTATCTCAACCTAATGTAATAGGTTATAACACCACATCAGGAACATTCACTTATTTTTCAACCTCTTCGTTAGTAAGTGGTGGTTCACTTATTGGTGGAAGTGGAACAGCAAATTACATAACTCGTTGGAGTGGTGGTACAACAATCACCACATCATCAATATATGAAAGTAGTGGAAACATAGGTATTGGGACAACTTCCCCAACATCGCGTTTACAGGTCAGAGGCAGCGGAGCAACATCCGCAACGACAGCACTTAGAGTTGAAAACAGCAATGCAAGTGCAAGTTTAGTAGTTTTAGATAACGGTAATGTAGGCATAGGCACAACTACCCCATCCGCATCATTGCATGTTGAAGGTAATTTTCAAATATCAACAGGCTCACTATACACTTATGGACAAAATACCGATATAGATAGTGGTTCGATCAGAACTGTGATGAGTGTATCTACGGGTTCATACCGGGCAGCATTCTTTGATTATGTATTGAATAAATCAACTAATGCAAGAGCGGGCACTGTATTTTCGGTTTGGAACGGAACTTCGGTGGAATGGAACGATGTATCAACAAACGATATAGGAAATACCGCAGAAATAAACCTTTCAGTTGCATTAAGTGGTTCAAATATTATATTATATGCATCTTCATCCACCAACGACTGGTCTGTAAAAGCATTATCAAGAATGATATAATATTATGGGATTTTATAGAGGACCAAATGTAGTTACTGACGGGTTAGTTTTAGCATTGGATGCTGCTAATCCTACATCCTATATAAGTGGCAGTACTACTTGGCAGGATTTAAGTGGGAATTCTTATAATTGGTCTTTAATTAATACACCAACCGCTGATAGTAATTATTTAGGATTTAATGGAACTGACCAATACGCCACCATAACAAATACTGGGTTGTATTTATTACCCACAGCCGATAGAACATTGGAAATATGGACACGAATAAACTCTTACCCTGTAACTCAAGGTGGATTATTAGCAGGACAAAAAAACACCACTGGTGCTCTTATGGTTTTATCTAATGGAAAGTTTTCTTGGTA